ATGATTTCCGCGCAACCGCAATGGTACACCTTGCGCTGCATGGTAATTTTTACGCTGATATTATCCGCGATGGAAACCGCCGTCCGGTAAAGTTGCGCATCATTGAGAATCCGAACTGGGTAATTCCTGAACTCGATTTGAACGGCAATCTTTGGTATCGTGTGTACGATTACAAAGTAAACGGGCAAATGCGGGAGCGTGAAACGCCTGTCCGACCGCGTGACATTATTCACGTCAAAGGGATGTCAACTGACGGCATTGTAGGAAAGTCGCCAATCAGTATATTCAGAGAAAACATCGGACTTGGCATTGCAACAACTGAAACACAGGCGGCACTTTGGAAGAACGGCGCTTTTATGTCAGGCTACATAAAGCATCCAGGTAAGTTGTCCCCCGACCAACAGCAGAATCTTTCGCAGGCATGGCAGGCACGATATACCGGACGTGAAAACGCCGGAAAAACGCCAATACTTGACGGCGGACTTGAGTTCGTTCCATTGATGATGAAACCGGCGGACGCTCTTTTCATTGAAACGGCGAAACTCTCACTTCAGGATATTTTCAGGATCTACCGGATACCGATGCACATGGGCGGCCTACTTGACCGCGCAACCAACAACAACATCGAACACCAGTCCCTTGAGTTCGTGCGTGACACGCTGCGTCCTATCCTAAAGAATCTTGAAAACGAACTTGACCGAAAGTTACTGACAGAAGGCGAAAAGGGAAGGCTGTTTTTCCGGTTCAATGTGGATGCCATGCTCAGAGGCGACACGCAGAGCCGCGCGGAATACTATCAGCGTGCGCTTGGTTCGGTTTCTTCGCCGGGATGGATGACGCCTAACGAAGTGCGCGTACTTGAAAACTTGAATCCAATTGCAGACGCGGATACAATCTACAACCCTGCAATGAACAATATCACGCCGGACGCAGCGCCGGACAACTCCACAGACAACAATGACAACACAGGAACAGCGCAAACAGGCGAATAATACCGAACTGCGTTCATGTGTGGGCGCTATCGAGTTAAGGCAATCCGAAACAGGAAAAGATACCGTTTTTGGGTATGCCTTGAAATTTGGCGTTCCTTATGATATGGGTTGGTTCACGGAAGAAATACAACGCGGCGCTTTGGATGGCGCTGATTTGTCCGATGTGCGAATCCTGTTTAACCACGATCAAAATTTGATTTTGGGCCGCACGAAAGCCGGAACCGCTAAAGTAGGCATTGACGAAGTAGGTATGTGGTACACAGCCGAACTCCCCGATAGTCCGACCGGCCAAAACGTAAAAGAGGCATTGAGGCGCGGAGATATTGATCAAAGTTCCTGGGCTTTCTCAATAACAATGAATAACGGAAAGCCGCGCGGTGACGCATGGTCAATGATTGACGGTAGAGATCACCGAATAATCACATCGGTAGCTACCGTCTATGATGCTTCGCCTGTGACATATCCAGCAAATCCTGACACAACAGCCGCAAAGCGCAGTAAAGAAGTGCGCGGCGAAGATTACGGCGAAGAAATGGAGCCGAAAGCGCAAATGATTGAGGTTCTGACTGAGTTAATCGGCGAACTGAACGAGATGGCAGGAAGCTACAAAGAATGCGCTGACAAGCTGACAATGATAGCGTCCGTTAATCCTGACCTTGCGCAAATCGCAACCGATACGGCGGCAATGATTACACAAAAGCATGATGATTCAGTTGTTTTCATTAATGAAATCGCAGCGACAATAACAAGAGTAAACACGCCGGACGTTCAAACGAACAGCGCCGGACTTGAGCAAACATATCAACTGCTAATCCGCGCACTCGACCGGAAAGCAGATTCCTTCAAACAAAAATAAAATCACATGGTAACAGGGATTCAAAACCTTTACGACCAAAGAGCGCGGATAGTCGAACAGATGAAATCCGTTGCGCTGAATGCAGCCAAAGAAGGCCGCGCAATGTCCGCTGAAGAGTCGCAAACGTGGGCAAAAATGGAAGCCGATGAATCAGCTCTCACGGCGACAATTCAAGCGGCTGAAAAAGCCGAACAGCTTGAAGCCCGTGCAGCCGCTCAGCACTTTACTGAACGCGAAAAAGCATCCCCGAAGGCAGACAAGGGCGAAGAAAACGCGTATCGCAGCGCATTCATGCAGGTAATGCGTTCAGGTGTTCGCGACCTTGACAAGGAGCAACGCGCACTTATTGAAAAGCGCGGAACAAACACGCAAATTGTCGGAACGGACAGCCTTGGCGGATATCTTGTCCCTGACGAATGGATGCCCGGCATTGAATCGTACCTGAAAGACTATTCAGGTATTTACGAAGCCGCAACCATCAAACGCAGCCCGACCGGAGCGTCACAGTATTACGCTGTGAACGACGACACATCAACCATTGCCGTACAGGTTGGCGAGGCATCCACATTCACCGTTCAGGACTTCACGTTCTCACAGGTGCAGATGGATGCTTACAAGTTCGGTACGGTTGTCAAAGAATCTTATGAGATTCTTCAGGACAATGACTATCAACTTGAAGCGTGGTTCATGGAGCAATTCGGCGCTCGCTTTGGCCGTGCGATCAACAACAAATGCACCCTCGGCAATGGCTCTGCCACGCCTAACGGTGTTGTTACAGCCTCAACACTCGGCAAAACAGCCGCTTCCGCAACTGCCTTCACATACCTTGAGCTGCTTGACCTGAAGCACAGCATTGACCCTGCATACCGGCGCTCCGAAAAGTTCGGATTCATGATGAACGATGTCGTTCTTCTTGCAATCAAGAAACTCGTTGATAGCCAAAACCGTCCGCTTTGGATGCCTTCATACGTTCAGGGCGCTCCCGACACTATTGACGGAACGCGCTACTGGATCAACCAGGACATGGACAACACAATCAACGCTTCATCCAAAATGATTTTGGCGGGCGACTTCAGTAAGTACTACATCCGCATTTCCGGCGGTATGCAGGTGAAGCGCCTTGACGAACTGTTTGCAATGGATGGCGTTGTGGGTTGGCAGGCATGGATGCGCTTCGACGGCGAATGCGTCAATACATCCGCAATCAAGCACCTGATTACAGCGGCATCTTAGTCATGAAAATCAGGATACTTCAATCAATTGTAGGCAATGACCCAACGACCGGACAGTCATTCAGTTTTGGCCCGGATGCTGAAGTTGAGGTATCAGAGGCGCTTGCAAAGGACTTGGTTCGTGCGAACTATGCGATTGCGCTTGAAACGCAAAAGATTGAACGCGCAACAATTCAGCCAACAACAAAAGAAGTCAGAAAGAAATGACGACTGATGCACAGGAATTAGATTTGCGGCCCGGTTACGTTGCAATGAAGTGGTATCGTTCACGAACAATACCCTTCACCGTGACCGCCGTGGATTCAGCCGGAACAGCGATAAACCTGACAGGCGCAAGCGCGTCAATGCAGATCAAAAACGCATCCGGTACTGTGCTGATGACGCTTTCAACCGCTACTTCTCAGGGTATTGTACTGACTAACGCAGCTTCCGGTGTGATGACTATCTCGCCGGAAGCAGTCGGTACAAGCGTACTGCCATTGGATAACGTACTTTCGATGGACTTGAAGGTTACACTTGCCACAGGCGTAGTATATGTGTTCTTTCGCGGGCATATCACGTTAATTGACAAAATAACGGCATAATGTCAGATATTCAAGTAACGCTTTCGCCCGCAAATATTACCGTTCAATTTCCTGTCAGTCAGCCCGGCGCGGGAGTACCTGAAGGCGGAACGGCGGGGCAAATTGTGGTAAAAGATTCATCCGTTGACTTCGACACGTCATGGCGAACTTTAGCGCAATTTCTAAACAATTACAGTCATACGCTGCCTGAATACGACAGCGATGAATCAGCAGTTACCGGCGGCCTGTCCGTTGGCGACTTCTACATTACAGCAGCAAATCACGTTGCGCTTCCTGGAGGAGTGCTAAAACGATTACAATAAACCATGAAACGGAGGCTTTTACTTTTTTTCATTCTTTTCAGTTCGCTTGTAACGGCGCAAAACAACATATACCGTTCCGGCGGCATCACCCAAACCGTGGGCGCTCCTGCATTCACTCCCGGCACTTCCGGCAACATCGTTGCAATTGATACGGTTACGGGTGAATGGTACGTCAATCCTAATCGTCTTTCGGGCGCTTCATGGATTTCGGCAGGATACCGACTGACAAATATTTCAGGCTCTGTGCCACCTGCATACACGCCAACAGCGCACCAATCACACTTTGTAGTGAACGCTGCCAATCAGTTGTATTATTGGAATGGCTC